CAGTTGCGTACTGTTGTCAGCATCGTTCCTGATTGTTATATCACCTGATTTATTGATTTCTAAAACAAGGTCGGTTGCACCTGTTTCTTCAATTCCAAACACCGCAGCCGATTGACCCGACAACCCCTTGAGAAGGAAAGTAGCATCAGTATTATCTCCCGCAGTATTAACATTTGCCCCCGTCTGCAATACTGGGAAGGCGTACTCAAGTGCAGTCCATGCAGTAGAGCCAGTACCTATTTTGCACCCAACAACTTTGTTACTGTCTGTTACTAAACCAATTTCCCCTGATGCTAATGTGGGGTTTGCGCTTGTCCAATTTCCTGCCGTATCTCTTCGTACTTGTATTCTTGTAGCCATGTGTTATTCCTATGTCGCTGTAAAGACATCCCAGTATGAATCGTATGTAGGGTTCTGCCCGTTTCCAGTTGCACCATTTACGTTTATGCAAATATAAGAGTTCCCAGTTTCTGTGTAATGAACCAAATCGTCTTTAGCGTAACTTGTTTCCTCTCTCCATGTCCCCTTCCAAACAATGTTACTTGCCGCTGGAGCAGACACTGTGCCTGCTGCGTACGTCTGTCCTGTGTTCCTGTTTCCCGCGGCTGGCAATGGTCCGTAGTCTGGAGCAAATGTGCCATCCTTCCGAAGGGCTCGGTCTAAAAGTATTCCTAAGTCAACTTCTGCTAATCGCTGATGCGTTGTCCCATCTTCGCCACCCTCAGCAAATGCTCGAATGTACTCAAGCAAAAGAGATTCAACGTATGGTGATATGTTTGTTAGAGCTGTTGTATCTGACCCATCTAACTGAGTTGCCGTCAGTGTTGTCCACCCTGCTCTGTAACGAACGTAGAATGAAGCTGTTGCTGATACGGCAGCAGCAGGATAAATGTCTAGCCGAGGTCTAAGTGCATCAGGGTCTAAACTTGTGTCTACTGCAAACACAAGAGTTGCAATAAAGCTAAGCTCAGGTTCGATGCCTGCTGTAGACAAGTGTTGGAATGTCGCTGGGTCAACAAAGCTAATTGATGATGACCAAGAGTTACTCGGCTCAAACGAAATGATTTCACCACAGTCAAGTGGCAAGTCTATGTAAGAGCCAGTGTTCTCAGCTGACTCAATCGTTAGACCAGAGGCTGTTCTTTCCCTAAACCTCCACGCGCGTGAAAACAAATGTTCTCCTGCGAAGTTAACAATCTGCGCTATTCGGTCATTCACCGTAGTGCTACCAACAGTGGACGGGTCACCGCCTACTGAGAGTAGAACATGGTCGCGCAATTGCTTGTACGTTAGTGTCATAGTTATTCCTCAATGGTTGCGAGTAGGAGGCTCTCCGAAGAAAGCCCCCCGTTCGGAACCGTTAGGGTTCGGTTAGGCAGTGCCTATTGTCTGTGGACAGAATCCATTAATCAATACCGTGTGCAACCCGCCATCTGTCAAAACATCGACATTGAAGCCAATCGACACGGTGTCGTCACCCGAAAGAGCAACAACTTTACCGCTTGAGTTTGCCATGAGTGGAGTGCCTGCACCAGAGGTGTCGCCACCAAGTGCTTCGCATTTTCCACTGAGACAAATTAGCCCTCGTTCGCCAGATGCAATATCTTCGAGTGCCACGCCATAGATGCCAAATCCAGCACCATTTGCAATCGCAACGCTTTGGTCATCGTCAGGTTCAAGAGCTGTGATTAAACACTCAACAACCATTCCCTTCGTGATGGCTTCAGAAGCCTTGCCAACAAAAGTTTCTTGCGCCCAACCAATTCCTTGCATTCCTGCTGTGCTTGAAAGTTTCATAGTATTATCCTTTCTTATTAGCTAGTTCTACGAGGTGAGACAATACCGTGTCGCATTCGCGAGCTAGGTAGCAAGTTCCACCAAGTGTCAGTAGGTTGAATGTTAGTGAATGGTTGATTTGGATGTCGCATGACATCGTGCTTAACCATATAACGACGAGTGTGAACGAACGGTGTCATATACTCACCGTTAATCCAGTAGTAACGAGCACCTTTGTCAATTGTAAGGTCATCAAACTCAGTACCACCAGTAATGGTTGTATGAACAATGTCCGCTTCTGTTTCACGACCAGTGTATGTGTCAGGAACTGCACCAGCAGCGTCTTTGTTGTAAAGAGCAGCTGTGTCTAGTTGTGACGCATAGGTTAGTGGAATACCACTGTATGCTGGTGCTGAATACGCAGCGTCTTGCATTGATACCAAACGGTCGTTTGAATCGCGAAGAGCTCGTTTGTACTCATTGATACCACGACGTGAACAAACAATCTTTTGTTGGTTCATTGAAGCGTTTTCAAAGTACTCTGCATTTGTTGAAGGTGCACGGAAATCAAGTTTCAAGAACATTTCATCAAACGCAGTAATCAAACCGTACACATTATGTGTCGTGTCTGTTGATTCGTCGATGTGATATTCTTCGTATGATTTAGAAACTGATGTTGCGTTTGCACTTAAATCTCTTGAGTAGAATACAATTTGGTTACCCCAAACTGCTTCGTTATCAGGGTCAATACCTGCAACAGTTGTCCAATCAGCAGTTTTAGCAGGAGTATTACCCTTCCATTCGCCACCCATTGATTTACCGTTTTCGGTAATAAACGCAGGAATTGAGTAAGGTGTTTTACCTGAACTTGATTCCATTTCGTCATACATACCCCAAGGGCTTGCCCATAGGGATTCTTCTAAACCGTTCACAAGTGATGTAACCATTCGTTGTTCTTTAGCTCGCTTGAGTCGTTTGTATGCAACCTTGAGTGCATCGTTTGACATACCTTCGCCAGCGTTCAATTCAACTTCGTGGTCTGTCCATGCCAAGTGGTCAACAGCGAATCGCCAATCAGCGGATACTGTATCGAGTACTTGAGGGTTGGACCATGTGAAAGTCTCGTTTGGTTGATAGTACTGGAAGGTCGCGCCATCGCTTGTCATTAGTGTTTCACGGATTTCCGTGCCACCTTGAATTGCGCGTTCCTTCCCCTTTACGAGGTCGCCCCACAAATACCGTCGTTTGACAGCCTCGTTAATGATAGTATCAGCACCTGTTAAGTATGCAGGTCCTGTTACTTCCATGAAATCGCGGAACTTATCCGCAGGAGTGCCAGCCATAACTGACTCCTTTCATATCTAATAATTAACGCATAAAGGCGTTGTGAGCTTGTTCGCGTGTCCCACCAGAAAGTAGTACATCAAGCGCTGCATCCTCTGACTCCTCTTGAGTCGCGGGTCGCGATTGCTTTGGTACTCTCTTTGGTGCGCTCGGTGTCTTGGAACGCTTCGTTACCGAAGGTTCACCTAACACGTCTTTTGCGGCTACACTCATTAGTTCCTCTATGCTAGAAAAAGCCTTTGGTTGTGTCTTCCCGATTTCGCTCATGCGCTCGATTACTTTAGACTTTTGGTCTTTGGTAACCTCGCCCCACTTTGCAAGAACTGTCGGCACTGCCTGCTCCACCGCAGACTGCACCTCAGACATAACCACTCGACGATTTGCTTCATCTAGTTGCGAACGCAAGTCTGTTAACTCTTGTTGCATCTTACGAATTGGCTCAACCGCCTCCTCACCGACTTCGTCGGCAAGCGCATCTAACGGGATGGTTTCCTCGGCAGACTTTTCGTCAGCACCTGTAGGTTCAAGTGTATCCGACTCTTTTGGTGATTCCTCACCGCCTTCGGCACTTTGTTCTAGTGCCTTCATTTTCTCAGTATAAGCATCAACGTCAGACTGTCTCTTCTGAGCTTTGGTAGCCCATTCAGCTAACAAGTCTGGGTCGTTACTTACCTGTTCGATGACCGACTGAGGGACACCGTCACGACGAAGCGCACGTAGCATTTCATCATCTGGCGTTGCCTCAGTGGGTTCATCTTCCTTAGCAATATCTGCTGCTGAATTATCTTCAACAACAGACGGTTCGGGGACTGGCTCTCCTGCAAGTATCGCATCAAGAACCGCGTCCTCGTCAATCGCGACATCACCGTCTGGCAGCAAAGGAGTTACTGCATCTTCAACCACTTCCTCGGTCACGGCTTCTGTGTTGTTAGGTTCGTCGCTCATGATTAGTCTCTTTCAAGGTTGTGCCGAGTCATTATCTCCCTCTCGTGGTTACGCGAGGTTATGACTGGCTTGCCTTTTTTGTTTGTATCACAACCCTCTAGGTTACGGGGTAGTGAGTGGGAAACGTACGGGTATCCATGTATCTTGGCTTCCATGCCAGCGTCTACTTGGAAACTAGGTATTCTTCGGTATTCTTCCCCGTTCTTATTGATTATTTCACCAATAGAAGGAGCTGATTCCATCTGATAATGGAACTCCCTCTTCTCCCCTGTCGCTATGTTTTCAAACTCGTATATCATCGTATAGCCCTTCCTCTAGGACTACCCGCGCCCACCCCTCTCATCGCGCCCGATATTGCACCGCCTAAGTCGGCTGATGGGCTTACAGTTTCACCGCCACCCTGTTCTGGTGGCATCATAGGTTGTTGTGCTTTCTTTAAGTTGATAATGTTGCCAAGGTCAGGCATATTCAAACTGTCACCAACTGTCTCTAACAGTTTTGCCCAGTCTACAAACGGCATCGCTGGCGCAGCTTGACCTACCTGCATAACGAGTTGAAGAAGCTCCACAGTTCTCTTCTGCTGTAGCGCCTCGTCAACCCGTTGCATGGAGTGTGCTTGAACTCTAAGTGACATGGAAGCGTAACTATCTTTACGACCACCCTTCCACTTAACAGTTGAGCCACCCATTATCTTCATACCCTCTTTACCTAACGGCATCTCAATTTGATTGTCGTGCCACAGATACCATCCCACATTCCATAGTACTTCTGACACAGCTTCAGCGAACTGTTGCTGTAGCCAGCTAATACGAACACCAGCCGATGACGCTGCGGTGGTTACTTCCGTCGCAGTTGTGTCACCATGAATGTTCCCACGCATAACTTCTGACAATCCCGTTAAACGGTCAAGCCTGTTCTGCGTGAGCTCTGTGTAACCAATCTGTTGTTGCGTGACTCCACCCATCTCAAGTTGCACCACTTTATCTTTATCCAAGTTATCCACAGGTACTACCATGAGGTCTGGTTTGTTTGCAATGTCTTGTGCGAACTTTGTTGCGGTCGAGTCTACGGCTACCATACGTCGGTACGCAGCTGCTGATGTTCCCATTGAACGGAGGTGCATATTCAACTCACCTATGAGTTGGTCAGCTGCCGTCAATGGTCCCAAAGGAAATTGGTCGCTCGGTACAGGGTATGCACCGAACAATGTGTATGGACCTGTTGGTGGACCGAAGTAAGGACGTGGTTCAGCAATTATCTTTACCTCACCATCACCGCCTTCTGCCACCGTGTAAATTGTTCCGTTGTGTTTGCCATCCTTGGGATGGTCTTCTAGTTCTAGTTCCGCAACCCAAATCTCTGTAATGAGTACTTGCTCTCGTGCTGGCACTTCTCTCTTCTCGCCAAACTTGAACATATAGTCCTGCGTTCCTGAATCCACCTCAATGTCATTGATTGCGTCTAGGTCATAGAAGTCCTCCTCCTCTGCC